ATCACCACCAAATGTTAAGGTAATAATAAAATCACCAGAACTATCTACAAGATGAACCTCGTTATTATCTTCAACTACTTTATAATCTTTAATTTCCAAATATTTGGAGATAATATTGTTAAGTTGGGCTTGAGTGATTTTATAATCCATATACAATAAATACCATACAATAAAAAAAGGGTCTCACGGGACCCTTTTTTTTTGTTATAAAATAATTGCTCTTAAATAATCCTCAGATAATGATGGTCTATGTATTATAATTGTTTTTCCTGAGTGTATTTCTAGTAATTTTGATAAAGATAACTTAAAAGTTGACATCATATAATGTTTACCATTAATTGTCTCATGAACATCATCAGTATATCTAATAATTGTTTCTTTTTTAGAATTTAAATCATACCCACAAGACGGACAAAATTTATATTTTGATTTTGTCTTGGTACCACATTCAGTACAATAGTATTTAATGTCTTCTGTGGTTTTATTTTTATTACTTAATGGTAATATCTTTAAACTAATTTGATGAGATACATTGTATTCAAAATTTTGGTATAAATTTGTAAAATTTTGTTTTGATTCTTCACCCTTTTCAACTCTACCAGTTTCAATTTTTGGTTCACCAACTAATGATGAGACCGATGATGTATTAGAATAATACGACGCCATTGGAGCATCACTTGTTGTTGATGTTGTAAATGTCATATCACCATAGTATGGTGAACCTGTTGTAAATGTCCTATTACCATAGTATGGTGAACCTGTGCTTATAGTACTAGTACTACCATTCAATACATATAAACCATAATTTGGTTGATATGTTTGTTCGTTATAGAACTCAATCCTTACATCCCCGTTTAAATCGATTGCCGTCCTGTTTAACGACGTATCTTTTACTTCATAGGTACTGAACTCAAACTTGTTGTTAGTGTCAAGGAAACGTTCTAAAAACACTCTCTGACCTGGTCGAATAACGACACCACCTGTGGAGATGTATTCACCATTTAATTTGATTTTACAGAGAACTGATTTTTGTGTTGGATTATGAATTTCAAATTCAAAATTATCCTTATCATTAAGGAAAACGGTGTTACCGTTGTACATTTTAAGTCGCGACTTTTTTCTTGTGATGTGAGCAGTCGGATTACCCACGTTGTTTGTTGTGTAATTCATTTTTTTACTTTTAATATAGTTTTATTGACTACGTTACCAATACCTTCGTATCCGTGAATACTCAACAACCTTTAAGGGCTGGGGACTGATAAACTAAAAATCTATTAATAAATATATTAAAATTGATTTTGAAATAAATAAAAAATGTGTATATTTGTAATGTGATTGATGGAAACGATTTAGATACAAATAAATCAATCATAACCGTTAGGGCGAAAAAATCCTAATTTGAACGGGACGGAAACGATTCAGATACTAAATCCCGTTCTTTTTTATACCCAAATAACAAATTGGTCTTCACCAACTCTAAATGGATTATCGTAAGACTCTCTGAATACTGTGACTATTAATAATCTCCAAAAAGTGTTTACCTCATGTATTGGATTAATAACCATAGCAATTTCTTTTTCTTTTGATTTAATTATAAAAAGAACCTTACTTTCAATTTCACCATTAATAATTGATTCAGCAATTTCTCGTTTACAAATATCAATGATGTATTTTAATTCTGTGTTAGATATTTCTTTATCATTATAATTACTAATGTCAGTTCTGTTTTTTCTTTCATATGCGTGAGATGTTCTAGCTATGTCAAAACTAAAGACAACATCTAACTTGGATAGAATATTACCAATTTTTTTCTCTAATAATAAATGTTCCTTAATTAAACTACGTAATTGATTCATATCTTATAAATACCTATAAAACAAAAGTTATTACATAATTTTAGAACCTTTAATTATATTCTCATTACCCCACATAGGTTGTAAGTTCTCTAACGACCAACATTTGATAAAACTGTCATCGTCAACAGATTCAAAATTGAAAGATGATATTGGGATTCTATGGTCAACATGCCATTCACCATAATTCTCCCATGTCATACTATCGGTAAATTGTTTTTCTAAATGTGAAATTAATTCTTCAGGAGTATATTTTAGAATATCAAAGTAATGTTTATTCTTTTCCACATTGTTCTCTTTCAATACCTGATATATGGCAGTCCTAAAATTAGAGATTAGTTTATAGGCGGGGTCATTTGCTTTACGATTTCTTTCATAATCACGTTTAACTTTACGAATTTTATCAATATTTTTTTTTCGGTATTCTTTAAAATATTCTTTACGATGTTCTTTGTTTTTATCATTCCAAGTTTGAACATACACACTAACCTTTTCTTTGTTTTTTTCTCTCCATTTTTTATCCGCAACTTTTTTACCTCCAATATTTCTTCTACCAGAAGAGCCGAAAACAACACCATTCTCCTTAAGAATTCTATTAATTGTTGGTTTACTAATACCCATTTTTACAGATATGGTGTGGGTACCCAATAATTGTTCATTGTACATTTTTAGAATATTTTCTAATTCTTCTTTATTTAATTCTATCTTATTCATAATTATAAATATAACACATTTTACCAAAAAACATATAGTTATTGAAATAATAAAAAAAAAGGGACAATTTCTTGTCCCTTTTTAGTGTATTTGTTAAAGATTAATTATCTCAATTCTCTTAAATCAAATGTTCTAACACCATCAACTGTAATACGTCCGTAAAAGCGGTTATTTACCATCTTTTTCGCATATCTCGTCATAATACCCTTTATCGGAGTAAAGTTAAACGGATTGTACATAGTTGGAGTTAATTGTAGAGGTACATACGGTGCGTAGATGTAACCTGTGTCAAGTAAAGATGTACCTTTGTGACCCATTAACACTTGGTTAGGTGGGAAATAAGGGTCTCTGAACACTTGGTAACGACCAGCTAATGTACCAACTCTTTCAATACCCATGTTGTATTGGTCTTGCTCAGGAGCTGCATTTGATACGTGGAAATATTCCAAGTCATCAAAGATAGCACTGATTTCAGAAGAAACAACAATCCAGTTAGCACCACCTCTTAAGGTAGATTTGTGGATTTGAGCTGAAATTTGATTGATAGCTGTAATCAAAGTTTGATTCCAGTCTTTTTGAGTGTAAGGAACTGCGCTTCCTCCCAGACGTTTCCATCCGTTGTAATCCCATCTCAAGTTCCAAGCAGCACCTTTACGTAAATCTCTTAAGATTTCACGGTCAATTTCTGCAGCAACTTGCTCAGATAATAAAGCTGTTAATTCAGCTTCAGCATCGATGTTATGGAACGCCGCAACGTCTTGTGCCATTTCTGGAGACCATTGTGCTCTTAATTTTCTTTCAGTTACTGAAACAGTTACTGACATTAAATCAAATGAAACCTCACCAATTCTATCTTCAAACTCTAAGTTTTTGTAGATTCTGTAAGTTGCTGTAAATGCGTTACTAGTTGCAGTTGATGAAGAGAATGTTGAACCTGTGTAACCGTCCATAGAACCACCACAAGTGATACATACTGGAACTTGTAAGTCAACTTCTAAGTAAATTTTACCTTCAGTATCACATAAGTCGTCATATTGACCACCATCAGTTTTACTGTTAGGGAATACTAATGTTCTGTTGTTGTTACCATATTGTACGATACCTTTACCATATCTTTGAGTTACTACTCTAAATAAGTAAGGATTATTTACGTTAGCCGCAGTTGTTGTGTTTCCAGCAACACCATAGATAGTTAAATCAGATAAGAAAGCCTCATTATCCATTGGTTGACCATCAGGACCGATTAATTTACCAGCTCCATCAGATGCGAAACCTGACATAACTATTAATACTTTTCTGTAATCAGAAAGAGTGTAAGCCGAAGGAACTAATTGGTCAGCAAACCAAGATACAGTAACAACATCAGCAGTTATTGCTGAGAATTGTCCTTTAGAATAGTCAAATAAACCTGGTGGGTCTAATGCTGGTTCGTTACCTTCGTAGAATCTATCGTAAAGGTCTTTAGTGTTGTTGTAGTCGTAACCACTGTTTGGTGAACCACCATCAATTGCGTCATCGTATCCAGGTGCTCCGTAAGGTTTACGGTGAATACCATTAGTTGCTGTTGAATTGTCAGTGTACGCCTGAATGTTAGGTACAAAGTAGAATAATTTACCAATTGGTAAGTTCATAGCTTGTACTGAAACGATGTCGTTTGCTAATAATTTAGAGAATACACGTCTAACGATTGGGAAAACCACTGTTTCAAATGCACCTGTATCAGATGTAGATGATGCTTCATTAATTAAAAATGATGCTTGGTTTTCGTATAATTGTGCTACGTTTTCTCTCATGTGACCTTTAAGACCCTCTAAGAATCCTAATTTGTCCCATTTGTTGATTGTATCTTCTTTGATAACTTTTAAGTGTTTTAAACCAATGTTACCAACAAGACCTGATTCTAATAATGCTCCCATTTTAGTTTGTTTTG